CTTCGATCAGCGCATTAACTGTGTCGGCCAGTGCGGTGTTTGACTCTAATAGTTCTTTTTGCTCCACTTTTTGCGTTTTAATCTTACTCTTAAATGTTTTGATAGAATTTTTCTTTAAATTTTTGGCATCTCCGATGCTACGGTCTTGCATCTCTATCTTATAGTTCTGCAATTCTCTTTCTTTTTCATTATTGTACAAAGCATCTTTGACTATTGCAGATTTACCTTTCAACAGTTCGTTCATAGACGAAAATATTTTAATGTCCAGAATGTCCTCAATAATGTCTCGACGGTCGTTTGCGCTGAGTTGCATAAATGGTACAAATGTAGCACTACCCAAGATGACAGTCTGTGTGAAAGATTTATAGTTAAGTTTTAGAATATTTTCTTCGAGATACAATTGACTGTCTCGAATCTTCGAATCCTGATCTAACATTTTGCCATTGATATAAATTTCAAAGATATTAGGCTTGATTCCGCGTCGAACCAGATAACCAACTTTACCGATTTTAAATTCTATCTCGATCACACAATCTTTACTATTAACCGAATTTACTAATTGTGGTTTGTTGATTTTTCTAAAAGATTTTCCAAACAGACTGAAAGTCAATGCGTCAAGAATTGTCGATTTCCCTGCACCATTCTCTCCAACAATCAATGTTGAGGCTGAACGGTTTAGGGTAATTTCGGTAAAGTGATTTCCGGTAGATAGAAAGTTTTTCCACCTGACTTTTTGGAACTCAATCATGTATTGGCCTTTTTCATAATATGCAAATTTTCAAGTAAACCTTTACGTTTCTCTGACGCACCTTCTGCCGCGCTAAAACCACCCCACGAAATATTCAATAACTTATCGTATTCAAAGTAGTCACAGGCAATTTTTTTCATATCATCACTAATTGGTGTTTTCTTACCGGCGGCACCGTAATCATGTACAATAACAAAACTAAATGTCGCGCCAGGCTTCAAACAACGGTGACATAATTCTACAGTTGGTCTCCAATAACCCTCCAGCCACTCACCATATGTCTGAAAAGATTCGTGTGACTGTTCGCCGCCGGTATATACTTCTAGATCATAATAGGGTGGCGAGAAAAATACAGTATCAAAATGTTCTGCGTATTTCTTACTAAAATTATGTCGGTTGTCTAACTGTTCAGAAGGACAACAATAAAATTCTGCCTGTTTAGAATCATCTACAAAAAACCCATTCCGCAAACCTTCACTATATTCGTGCAACAATCTGGATTTTTCAACCACATCTGGAATTACATCAATCGCAACCATTTCATCATAATTTGAATTTGCAAGGCCAATGACAGGACTGCACCAACTCATTACCGGAGACAAAAGTTTCTTGCCATCTGGAAATATGTTATTCAAAATCCAACTATAAGTATATGGGTTGAAAATGGATGCCCTGTTTGATGTACCACGCAAGATAGCAAAGAAATCATCATATCGTCCATGCTCTAAAAACTCTGCGACTTTAGGAGTCAATAAACAGGATATATTAAATTTGTTTATTGCCAATCCAGTAAAAGTATTCAATAGAGAACATTTTTCAGAAGAATTTGATTTTCCGGTGTCCTGATAGATACCTTTATATGATATGTTTCTGAGAAGCCGACCGCTGGTGATTTCTTTACGGCCATCTATAACATAACCGTTTTCAATTTCTTTGTTGGTTTTTTGTACATTAAATCGAAGAAAATTATCTAAGTCTTTCACCGCGATATGTTTTTCAAACCAAATTCTCATCATATATTCAAAATTCTCAATCAATCCGGTATAGAGGATTTGAGACCACGAATCGAAATTTGTATGTCTGGGATCGGCAACATCAAGTTTTTGAGAATATTCATAAAGAGACAACCTGCCATCTGTATAAGTCTGTTCGGACTCAAACCTAAATTCTTCCAAAGTTGGTTTAGTATAATCGCCGAAGCAATCTTTCATAAATCGTTCATAATTATATGTTATCATCATTCGCCTCTTAGGGCAGAAACGTAAAGTTCCTGCATGATTTGTTTCAATTTATTCTTGTCTACATCGATCTCATAATTATCAATATAGTTTGTTAGTAGCGACATGGTATCCTCGGTCGTGTCAATGTCAGAAGTTTCTTCAAACTCAAAATCGGTGTCATCTACAATAGACAAATCGGCCACACCCATTTTATACAAATCGTCAATGAATATGTCAAATTTTAATTGTTCTGATTTATTTACGACAATCAGTTTTACATATTTGTCTTTCAAATCTGTCGGAACAGTCGGCGGGTCCAAAGACACAGATCCGCAGTCGTACCAAATTTTGTGGAACATGTTAAAAGGATTCGTGATAAAATCTAAATCATTATTATCCGTGTCTAGGATATGAAAACCTTTTGTGTCATTGCAGTCGTTCCAAAACATTTCATATGGCGCGCCCAGATAATGTATAGAACCCTGGCTCGATTTTGTATGAAAGTGTCCCGAGCATGTCAAATCAAATTTATTGAAAAGTTTTACATCCATACCGGCCTCGCACTTGATACCACGCATCATTTCAAAACCATTCAATTCTAAATGTCCTAGAGCAATCTTTGCCTTTGTCTTTTTTAGGTGTTTTACAGTTTTATCGTGATTTTCTGCATTTATCCAAGGAACAAGACAAATATCAGTACCGCCAATATTAAGAGTAGTCGCTTCTGTATATGTTTTGAAATCATCTCCAAATAGCTGATCCATCGAGTTGATACGATTTGTGTTTTTGTAATAAACATCGTGATTGCCGATAATAAAATAAGTGTCATATTTTTTCATCTTTTCGATAAATCCAGACCTTAACCCGTCCAGAATATTGTAGTTGATAAACTTGCGCCTATCAGTAACATCGCCGAGATGAATAATAGTGTCAATATTATTATTCTCAAGGTATGGAAAAAAGACTTCATCGTAAAACCTCATAAAATAATCATGGAATAATAGAGAGTCCCCGCGAGCCCCGAAGTGGGTGTCGGTTATCAAGGCAATTTTCATAAGATTTTGTTTTCCTTTGCGATCTCCGCTTCTTTTTGATCTCGCTTCTGTTTCGCCTTTTCTTTCTTTTTACGCTGGTTTTCCTCAAAGTCTACAAGAAAATCATCCATATTGCCTTGGATAAATTCTAAGAAATTATTTTTGACAGGAGTACCATTAGGGCCGGACATGATCTCTTCAATCAATTCTTGATTTTCCATTGCCTTATATTTAACATATGTCTGTTTCTTTTCTTTCTGGATACGGCGTATAAATGCATAGTAAATAATCTGTGTAAAATATGCAAATGGGTTGCTTGATTTCTCTGGATTAAAATTATCAATATACAAGAGACAGTTTTCGATTCCGTCCGATATCATTTCTTCTTTATATGTGTAATTGATGAAATTGGGTTTATATGATAGATGTTGTGCAATCTTCATAATACACTCACCAATATAATTGGGTACTCTGGGGCGTTCTCCCTCGACCTCTTTCGATTGATCTACACTTTCCTTATATGCGACCATCGCAACTAATAGTTGTTTGTTGTCAACATAATGATGTCTAACTCTTTTTGCCATAACGATTCCTTAATATTTTATTACTACCAATATACCACACTGAATAGCATATGTCAACACCTTTGCAGAAATAAATTCTTCAGAAAACATCTTGACGAATCGTTTGGGGGGTGTTACAATGGCTATGTTGAGCCTTAAAGAATATAAAGATTCTTAGTGTAATGTCTTATTGGTTAACATATGCATATAGTCCTCAAGACAATATTCATCTTTGTCGTTTTGTCCACTCTCGATTCCCTCGTTAACAAGGCCTTGCATCTTTTCAATCTTGCGAAGGGTGTCATTTTCTTCAATCGCAGCCCGTCTTTGTAAAATATATTCGTAGTGCTCGCGCAATTCTGAACTGGGAGTGTTAACGGTGATAACATTAAATGTATCAACTACGGTGACATTATCTTCACAGAATTGAAGCCAGTCGATTAGAGTAGAATTGAAATCACCAGATTGCGGGTTCATAAAAGATTTTATTTCATACGGATCTTCCAGCGCAATTTCTTCCATGTTTTCTTTTTTCATATCAATAGGTTCTATCTTACATATTAAAACTTCTTTTGTAGTGAGTCTGACAATTTTGCATTCTTGCATTTTGTTATTCCTATCCATATAAGTCGATTTCATGTATTTTAAATGTAAATTTTTCTTCGTTGTAAATATTTATGCGTTCATAAAAATGTCTAATCGCAAAATTCATATATGTTTTGTGGCGCATGTCATCTGCAATATCATACAATATGGCCGACGTTTTGTTGTTGCCCTTTCTCAGTCCTCTACCAATCGACTGCAAATTTCTAATGCGTGATTTCGATGGTGAAGTAAAAACAACGTTATGTAAGTTCCTTATATTTATGCCTGTTGAAAACGTTCCATATGATGCGACAATAATCGCATCACTTTCAGTTTCAGTGGTCGCCCTTATCTGTTCTCTGACATCTGCATCGACCCCACCCGATACAAAAAATATTTTTCTACCTTCTGCTGCGGAATCTGAAATTAATTTATGTAATGGTACACCATGTTTTTCGACAAAGTTATATAAAACAAGTGTATTACCTTTCAGGCCCAATGTCAAGTTCTTTATGAACTCATTTCTTCGTGGATTAGTTACGATCCATTCAACTTCGTCGGAGTATTTCATTTTTTTAATTTCCAGACAATTTTCAGTTGGGTATTTCAATACCAACGCCTGAATTTTAAAGTCTGCGAGTGTTTTGTTGTCAATCAACGCCCTAGTCGAAGTTACCTGTTTGGCTTCACCAAACATACCTGTCAAGACCAATTTATGAGTTTTTGTTCCATCGAGAGTTCCGGTTGTGCCAAACCTAAATCTACAATTTGTCAATTTGTCCATAATTTTGTTGAGACTGTTTGCTTTAAACAAGTGACATTCATCACCGATTACCACACCGAATTGATCCCAATAATCTCTGGGCATTCTGTAGATAGATTGCCAAGTGGATATTACAACCTTTTTGTCTGTATGTTTGTCTGCACCCGCCGATATTTTATGACAATATTTTTCGACATTCCAACCATAGTCTTTAAAGTCTCCATACATTTGTTGTACCAAAGACACCGTAGGCACAATAATCAGAATTTTTTTATCTTTGACTTCGGGGTGCATATTGTAGAATCTGATCAATGTGTATATCATTAGAGATTTACCAGATGCAGTCGGTGATATCAACAATGTCCTATTTGTTTTTATGGCATGATATATAGCGTCAAGCTGATAGTCTCTGTAGTCGATCTTTTTCCCCTGACTGTGGGGGTTAATATGTTTCGCTAAGGCCATCAGATCGTCTGTGGTGAATTGTCTGTCTCTTATATCTTCGTCGTAGACTATTTCATAATTATTTTTCTCGCAAAAATATTTTACCTGTGGAATGAGTCCCATATAAAGTTTACAATTGAGTGGATTGAAAAGACGTATTTTACCATCCCATACCTTATTTTTAAAGGATGGCATAAACTCGGCCCCAGGCACTTTGAAAGTGAAATAGTCGACCAACTCTTTCAACATAAACATTTCCGGCGAATCTATCTGCGCGTAAACTTCGTTTAATTTACTAATGTAAAACTTACTCATTAATTACCTTCAAGCCATTTCTTCCAATCTATAAAATTTTTGACAGTCCACTTTTTCTGGTCTATCAAAATATCCAAAGTTTTGTCTATTAATGTTATTATTTGTTTGAGAAGTAAAAGTTGCTTTTTTGATTTTATCATTTCGTCGTCATCGTCAGCCCAGATATTTAAATCTGCCTTTAGAATTTTAGTACCTTCTATCTTCCAACCTTTTGACAGTATTTCGTCCTCTGACATTTTTCCAGTATAGTATTTTGTTTTTTGCGCCACAAGTTGTTTGTGTCCCAATTCCAAAAATTGATATTTTGTTTGATAAATATTTTGACGAGTCATCCATTTACCAATCAAATTTTGATTGTGTACCAATTCGTCCTGCAATTTTAAAAAATCTATTTTAATGTCCTGCTCGGATTCTTGCAGCATTTCGGACAATTTTACCGAATATTTTTCTTCCATAATGTTCTTTCAAATAGTTAATAATATTAGCCAGAGATACTTTCAACCGTATAGGTACTATACATAAAGTCGGCGGTCGCAATCGCAGCCTCATTTGATGTGTCGGTAGATGTTAGTGGTATATCTCCCACTGCGATAGGAAATGCATCTTTGAACGTGACTTTCAATATGGGTAACGATTGGTTGCTGTATATAATAAGGACCATGTCCGATCTTACCTGATCCACATTCATTCTTCTTGCGCTTGGTATATTTCCATATTGTCTAAAATTATCTGGAAATCCCAGACTTGTCATCCAATCAAAAATTTCTAACCAATTTTTCATCTCTTCGTCTACTAAAAAAGACACACCAAGAACTGAATATGTAAGTTTATCGCCCGGCTCTGGTACGCGAACAAATGGTGTCTCAACACCGGCCTCCCCAAGAGTAACGCCCGGAACTGAAACGGATTGGACATATGAAGTAAGTTTGGGGCATAGATTTATTGAAAAATTAAATGCTTGTGTGTTCAGTAAGTTTACATTATCGCTATTCAGATCCAATATACCAACTCCTTTTTGTTACTACTATTTAGTCATAAAAAAAGGGGGGATTAAAAATCCCCCCAAGTTCTGCTTTTTTATTATTGTTATTATGTAGCAGAGTTAATATTGTCAACTCTAAAGATACGATAATACTGGTTTGCGCGAGCACCACCAGCAAATGGGTTTCCGACCATGCCGTAGCGAGTTTTGAAACCGATTTTTGGTTGGAAGGTATTTTCACCAACCGCACGAACCATTTGCATAGGAACGTATGGGCAATAGAAATAACCAGCATCGTATGGGGAGTTTCCTCTATAACCAACCATACAGAAATCGTAATTTCCGGCGCTTGAGAAATATGGGTCGATATATACTTTCATGCGCTTGTTGAGTACACCAGCGAAAGTTTGGCCCGTGTCATCTACTTGCAATGCAGTATCCATTTGTGGGTTGTAGTCGAGTACACCAGCCATTGCAAGAGCAGATGCAACGTCAGAGGAA